ATCGGCATTGCCAATCAAAATCAATTTGATAATTGGGGGCGTGATTACCTGACCATTCCTGAGGGCATGGACATGGGAACAGACCTGAGAATCATTCAGACTGATTATCAGCAGATTGCCTACACGTGGCCGGGTGGAACGTCGCCTGACCCTGGCTCTTACAGTGTTGTTATTACAGCCGCAACCAACATCATGATTGCCGATCCTGGCACCGCAGACAATCCCCACCTTGAATCTGCTAATGGTGGCTTGTTCGCAGGTGTGCCGGGCGGGGCATCTGTGTGGGCGTTTAAGACAGGTATTTCGTTTATCAACTGGCTTCACACGATGAGTGATAAGCCGTGGATTACTCAGGGAATTATTTCTGCAATCATTACACCGTCACTTGATAGGTATTGGACGGTTGATTGGAATGCTGACGGCACGCCAACTCCGATGCCGGGATCAGCACCAGGAAAGTTTAACCGCATTCTGAACACGAATATTCGTGATGTATTGATGAACGCCCTTCCCGCGCGTTATCGAGGGCTTAAGAAATTTCTTACTTTTCCGTACTCGTTTTTCGAGTTGACGACTCTTAACGGCAACCCAATTGTGGTGAAGCCTGAGTTGTGGGGCGACCCGAACGCGAATGTTAAAGAGGTTGCAACCCTCATTCAACCGAACGCTCGAATTCTCTTCTACCCCGAGCACTACAATGGTTCCGGCACCGACAATAACGGCGCTGAGGGATTTAATCACGCAACGGCAATCAACAATCTTCCGCAAATGGCGATTGTCAATAACATGGCAATTGGTTATCTCGCATCCAATCGCAATCAGATTGCATGGTCGCGTGAGAGTGCTGACTGGTCACAGCAGAGGGCGCTGACCGGCGCGCAGGCGAGCTACGACGTGGCCTCAGGAGCGATGAGACAGCGCTCTGAGGCGTCCAACATCGACCGCGCGGCGGCTATGGCCAGCACGGCCAATCTGAACCGCACACTGACCGCTCAGGCGGGCGTGGGGGCCATTGGGCAGTTTGCTGGCGGCGGCGCGTCAGGGGCGGTGCTCGGAGGGACGCCTGAGGCAATGGGCGGCATGGCGGTGCTCGGGGGCTTGCAGGCTGTCGGCTCGAATATTCAGGCAGGGATTCAGGCGGGAGCGAACAACGAGAATCTTGCTATTGGGCAGAGCACGAGCGCTCAGCAGGCGGCAAACGATAATACGCAGACGGCTTTGGCAAGAGATACAAACGTCAACCTGGCACGCTTTGCCGCTCGCGGTGATTACGCAAATCAGATTGCCGGTATTAACGCTAAGGTGCGTGACGCTAATCTGATTCAGCCGAGCATTAGCGGCGAGATGGGTGGTGAGACACTTAATTTTGTACAGGGTGAGATGGGAATTCACATGCATTATAAGATGGTCGATCCCTCAGCGGTGCGTAAGATTGGCGAATACTGGCTTCGTTACGGATACGCGATTAGCGATTTTATCGTACCTCCGCAGGACCTTAAAGTGATGACGAAATTCACTTATTGGAAGATGCTTGAAACGTATATTGCCGCGGCAAATGTTCCTGAGGCACACAAGCAGGCTGTGCGAGGAATTCTTGAAAAGGGTGTTACTGTATGGGCCAACCCATCAGACATTGGAATTATTGATATTGCAGACAATGCGCCGATTGATGGGATTAGCTACTAATGAGCGCCGTTAAAAGAGGCTCAGGCCTTGACCCCTACCTGAATAGCCCGTTGTTTGGAGCTGGTGGGTTTTCACGCACACCGGGTGCTGAACGTGAACGTAATATTCAGGCAATGTATGAGCGGTCTATTGCCGAACTGGCAATGAATCGCTTTAAGTGGGAGAATCTGCCTGAGTCGGTTGACCCACGGTTCCTTGAATTGCAGTTGCTCATTGCCGGAATTGTTGTCTGGTATTATGACGACAAGTTTGAAAAGCTTGTTGTCGTACAGGGCACGGGAACGGGGTACATTAACTTCAACCAAAACCCTATTTCATATACCGTAATGGGGCCTGGCACGAAGGTTCTTAATGGCGACGATTCATCGCTAGCATTTGAGCCTAAGACTCTCAGCGCATACATTCCTCAGGTAGATTTTGAAAAGCCAGAGGAAAAGCTTATGCGTAAGGCAGTGGGGATGTGGGGTAATTATCTTCGCTACCCCGACATTGATAAGGTAATGATTTATTCTACTCGCCTTGCAACAATTGAGCGCACGCTGGAGATTAACTCGAAGAATGCTCGGCGCACGAAGGTTGTTACGGCCACTAGTAATAATCAGCTTTCCATGACAAATATTGGGCGGCAAGTTGATGAGGGGGTTGAACAGATTATTGTTAAAGATGGTGCAAACATTCTTGACAATGTTACTGCTATTGATCTTGGCATTCTCCCCGATCAGTATGACAAGCTCAGCATTCTTCGCACGCGATGGTGGAACGAGTGCATGAACCTTCTAGGCATTGATAACGCAAACCAGGATAAAAAGGAACGTCTTGTTGCGGCAGAAGTCGGGGCTAATGATGCTCAGACGGATTCTATGCGCTACGTAGCGCTTAATTCTCGCCGCTACTATGCCGAACAGATCAACCATGTTTTCGGCCAGAATATCAAGGTTGATTTTAATACTGAGGTGGAAAAGCAGGCGCAGGAAATGGCGGATGCTATGGGCATTAATGATGAGGTAGGTGTGTAATGGGAACGTTCACCCTTCAACTTAAAGAGGTAATTGAGTCGCTTTATGGCACTTCAATTGATGAAGATGACTTTGAGCAGACTTATGAGGCATGTACATTCGATGACGTGACATACGGCAAGCTTCCAACACTACCCGAATACACTTCACTGGGACTTGGTACATACCCAATTTTTGATGAGGGATACCGTAAGATTCTCAATGGTAAGATCATTGATGAATATTACAATCAGGAAATTGGCACTGAAACGATTGACAATTTCACACTGATTCTTCGTAAAAAGATGGATCAGATCATGCCATACTTCAATCAGCTGTACAAGTCAACACAGATTGAATATGACGCGCTGGATAGCATGAAAATTCACAGCGTAGGCACTAACCATATGGCAGGAGGGGAAACAGGCGACCATACAAATAGTGGTAATACAAACACAACGTCAGGGTCCCGAGTAATCGGGTCTAATTTTCCGCAGACAATGCTCAACGGAAATGCAGACTACGCGAGTAGTGGCACTGACTCTAATACAACAAGTGGTGTCGATTCGTCAGCGACGGCACACAGTGAGGCATCAAACACAGCTGACACAAATAGTGACAATCTTGTCACGGGTTATCAAGGCGCGGCATCTGACCTTATTGTTAAGTACAGGAATAGCCTCATCAATATTGATACAGCTATTCTGCAAGAGCTTGAAGATTGCTTCATGCTTGTACTTAACAACGGCGACGAATATTTCGCGCACTACAATGGATGGTGTTAATAAATGTCAAATCCGATTCTTCCGCCCTATGTTGCGCCTTACAAGCCGCTCCCGCAGGTAACGCCGTTCACATATCGTGACGGCACAACCATGCTGAAAAAGCTTGACGGCATGGGACGCTATATCAACCGCGTTCTCATTCCTTTCGTCAACGACAATTACACGGCTCTTGGCGACCAGTTTGAGGAGCAGGTCAATATCCTCATTGAAGAGGTCAACAACGCAATCAGTGAAATTGCCGGGGTAGAAGTTCAAGACCCCGTAGTTGCCGATATTTTCAATGACACGGCATCGCAGACCCGCGGAGTAACCGACGTGCTCTACGCGGCAAAGAGTGTTGTTGACGATCTTGTTACACTCACGTCAACTGGCAGATTGTCCACAACGGCGCTGAACGCCGCATACGCGGCAAAGACGGACGTTGACAATCTGCTGGCGCTCACGTCAATCGGGCGACTCTCACAGGCGTCGTTGAACGCGACATTTGCCGCTAAGCGGTGGTTTGATGTGAAGTCTTATGGTGCCGTTGGCGATGCTGTCACGGACGACACGGCGGCTGTACAGGCGGCAATTGCGGCGGCTCAGCCTGTGCGCGGGACGGTGTATTTCCCGGCAGGGATTTACATTGTTAACGCCACCCTCACTATTTACAGCAATGTGTGGTGGGTGGGCGAGGGGCCAGGAGCTAGCGAGATTAGGCTCAAGAATGGTGCCAACGTTGATCTTGTAAAGACGACGCAGTATGACACCTATGCGGGCGGTAGTACGCAGAACGGCCCCGACCGTTGGGGAATTGATCGTCTGCGGTTGAATGGTAACGGGGCGAATCAGACGGCAACGAGTTGGACGCTTAAGTCTTATGCACGCTGTTTCACGATTAGCAACTCCGAAATCATTAACGGTCGTGACGGTAACTTCCATTCTGAATGGGGCACCGGTGGCACCGAAATGGAATCTAAGATCATTAACGTTAACGTTAATGGCGCTATTAACGGTCCCGGAATTGACTGGCAGGGGCCGCACGACTCGTCCTTTGCAAATGTGTATGTCTTTAAGAATGGTGAGGCATCACAGGCCTGGGATGGGATTAAGACTAGCGGCAATGCTGGCGGCGAAATTTTCGTTAACACACATGTTTGGGGAGCTCATCTGAACGGATTTAACATCCGTAAAATGGCAACCGTTACAGGCTGTGTGGCTGAGGGCGCTAAGAACTACAATGTAATTATCGCCTATCAGCGCACGATGTTTGATGGTCACGTGTATGGTCGTAGTGACGGTTCAAGTGGTACTGAAGTCGGTATTGCGATTGGTGACGCCACGAGCGGACCAATCACCGGATATCACGTTAATGCAATGCTCTTCAATTTCAACAATGCCGCGTCAATCCCGGTACAGTTTATTTCCGACAGTGGTGGAACCGTTCTTGCAACAGTGTCTCGTGGAAGCGCAACCGTAACCATTCAGGGAACGGTTAACCCGCGTACACACCTCATGATCAGCACGGTGGATGCGGACGCAGGGCTGGCATATATGACGGCTACGACGATGGACCACCCGTCCGCGCCGCTGACAACGAAGGTGTCCGGGGCCAACCGATTCCGAATTAATGGAGCGGTTGCACAGTTTGCAAACGGCATTGGGTTGCGCGGTTATAGTGATGACCTGACAACGGAAAAATGGCGCATTGATAGTGCAATCGGTTTTATGCGACCGGGTGTCTACACCACGGCAACGCTTCCCAGCGCGGCAACCGTGGGAGCCGGGGCAATGGTCTACAACACGACTGACTCATCTATCTGCGTGTCTACCGGCTCAGCGTGGCTGAGAGCTGATGGAACGGCGGTCTAAGTAGTAGCATGGTTGGGTGGGGACGCAAGTCCCCACCCAATTTAATTTAGAATCGGGCATTAAATTATGGCTTCAGTCAGTAGCATTAGCGAATACGGTAATCAGCTACGTGTCAATTACGATGACGGCACAAACGCACTCGCATACCCGACAACGGGTGGTCTGTGGATTGTCAGCGCCCCGAGTGGCCCACCCATCCCTGGCGGGGATTTGTTTTCATGGCCGTATGCACTTACTACCGTGTCAAGCGAATATGGCCCCAGGACCGGAGGAGTGGGGAGCTTCCATGAGGGGATTGACTTTAGTGGTGGCGCGGCTGTCACCGGCGCAAAGAATTATGCCAGCCATGACGGCACGGTAGAACTTGTAAACATCAACTCCAATTATGGGTATTCGGTACAGCTTTACCACGGCGTTGATCCCGCAACTGGATACGGGCTACACACCATTTATGCACATTTCAATGCCAGCCCTCTTGTACATGTGGGCGACACTGTGTCAAAGGGCGATGTATTGGGGTACCTAGGTAGCTCAGGTGACGCGACAGGGCCGCACCTGCATTTTGAAACGCACACATGCCCCGGCAATGGACCCATTCGCCATAACACAACGAACACGTCTACAGGGCTCGCTATTCGTACAGCAATTAACCCGCGCGACTTTATGGTGACGTATGGTGATGGGGCGGTGATTCCACAATGACAGGAATTACCGCTTATTATGACTTTGCAAAACTGTTCAGCTTCAACGCAACATTTAATGGTGTGCTGGGAGGGCGCGGGCTTGGCAAAACATGGGGCTCAAAAGAAAAAGGCATTAAAGACGCTCTTAAGTGCATCAATGTTGAGGCGCGAACAGTTGAGGGCGAAGGTCGTAAAAAGTCTAAAACGATTCACGAGATAAACGGCCCCATCGATCAGTTCATCTACCTCCGACGGTATAAAGAAGAGTTGGCACTCGCTCGTGCAACATTCTTTGCTGACATTGAATGGCGGTTCCCTGACTGGGATTTTCGCCTACTAGGGTGGGAAGCTCAGGCATCGCCGCGTGAGTACGCTCACATGGAACGCGGGAGGCCCTGGGCAACAATCGGCTATTTTGTGGCGCTATCTGTTGCACAAAATTATAAGTCAGTGCAATTCCCTGATGTGAAAACCATCATTTTTGATGAGTTTGTTGCTGAAAAGGGTGTGCAATATTTGCCTAGTGAAGCCAGTAAACTTGTAAATTTTTATAACACGGTGGACCGGTCAAAGGATAAGACCCGTGTTATCATGCTTGCAAACAGCGTGTCAATCAATAACCCATACTTTATTCAGTACAAGGTTGATCCGCGTTCAGTTGATAAGAACGGGTTTATTCGTCAAGCCAAAATGGCAACTGGCGAGTACTACATGATTTGGCACTTTCCTGAAGCATCGGAATATGCAAACGAAGTAAAATCAACTAAATACGGGCAATTTATTCATGCTACCGACCCCGAATATTTTGAGTATGCTGTAACAAATAAGTTTGCAGACGGCACGAATAAGCTAGTTGCAACTAAACCGTCATCCGCAAGATACCTCCTAACGCTTGAAACAGGCACAGGAATTTTTAGCATTTGGTATGACATGAAATCGTCAATGTACTTCTGCCAGAAAAAGCGCCCGAACGCAGACGAAGACATTGTTACGA